GCAAGAAACAGACTTGAATAATAAAACCCACGAATATATTAAATTTATGACAGAAATGCGTGAAAGTATCGTCAAAAATATTTTCAAAAATACCGATAATAAAATGGTTCATATTCCAGTTGCATTTCAATCTATTATAAATAATGTCCAAGGACTACAAAATATTAATAAAAATTCTATGGTTGATATTACACCTCTTGAAGCATTCAATTTAATTGAATCTACATTTCAAAAGTTAGAAACGATTCACTATGTCAAACCCACATCATTATTCAAAGTCATGTATTATTACTACCTATCACCAAAAGACCTTCTTATGGTTAAACGATTCAATCGCAAAACACTCATCACACTTCTTGAAATGATTACCACTATTTATAAAAATGCTATTGTAGCACCTGGTGAGATGGTTGGAATGATTGCGGCTCAAAGTATCGGCGAGCCAACGACACAGATGACGCTGAACACTTTCCACTTTGCCGGTGTAGCGTCCAAGTCTAATGTAACTCGCGGTGTTCCAAGAATTGAGGAAATCCTATCTTTATCAGATAATCCTAAGAATCCATCTGTTACTATCTTCCTACCTAAAGACCAAGAGAGTTCAAGAGAAGCTGTACAGAATTTTATTCCTCAAATTGAACACACTAAATTACAAGAAATTGTAACTCTTGTAGAAATTTGCTTTGATCCTGACGATTTAAATACGCTTATTGAAACAGACACTGACGCTCTTACACAATATTATGAATTTGAAAATATCGTTGATGATTGTATTGGGCACGATGGAGTAGATGCGAAAGAAAAATCTAAGTGGATTATTCGTATGGAATTAGATAAGGAAACTATGTTAGATAAACATGTTACAATGGATGATATTAACTTTGCTATTAGTAATGCATATGACGATCAAGTTCATTGTGTATATTCTGACTATAATTCTGACAAATTAATTTTCAGACTAAGACTCGCCAATGTTCTTTCAAATAAGAAGAATTTCAAATCAAATCCTCTAGATCAGTCCGATGAAATTTACCTACTCAAGAATTTCCAAGATAATTTGCTTAACAATATCGTATTAAGTGGTGTTAAAAATATTTCCAAAGTTATTCTTCGTAAAGTAACAGATAATGTTGTTAAGGAGAATGGAAAATATAATAAACAGGAAGCGTGGGTTCTTGATACAGTTGGAACCAATCTACTTGAGGTATTATCTCTAGATTATATCGATGTCAATAGAACTGTCAGTAATGATATTCAAGAAATTTATCGCACATTCGGTATTGAAGCTGCTAGAAATGCTATATTTAATGAACTTACTGAAGTGATTGAGTTTGATGGAACATATATTAATTATCACCACTTAAGTATGTTGTGTGACAGAATGTGTTATAGATCTAAAATGATCTCCATATTTAGACACGGTATTAATAATGACGATATTGGTCCTATTGCCAAGGCCTCTTTTGAGGAAACGCCTGAGATGTTCTTAAAGGCTGCCAGACATGCGGAACTAGACCAGATGAGAGGTGTATCGGCGAATGTAATGTGTGGTCAACACGGATTCTTTGGAACAGCATCCTTTCAAGTTCTAGCTGATATTAATAGTATGATGCAGCATGACGCAGTCGATGTTGATGATGAACAAGATGACGAAGAAATTATTGACTCGCTATTTGATGAGTATGGAAAGAAAATAGATAAATGTCATATTACAAATTTATCACTTGAAAATAACGCAATCAATATCAATTCAGCCGATATGGGCAATGACGATACCGATTACGATATTGAATTCTAAATTCATAAATTCATAATTTCATATTTATACTAATTACAAGATCATATTATAATTAATATAAACACTAAACTAATATTAAATATAATATTTATGGAAGTTTTTACAAAGTTATTATCTATAATAACCAAAAAAAATTCGCATAATTTTTTATTTTTATCCCAATTTAACGAATACACTTTATCTATTCATAATATAACCAATTCTGAGTTTACAAAATATAAATATTTTATTCTAAAAAACTTTTTATTTGCACCAACAGTAGATGATATATCCAGGCAAGTATTTATAGAAACATTTAATAATATCCAAACAAAATATCTGGCTCTTTTGAGATTCAAAAGTATTGTTCACTTTAAAGTAAAGAAACATTTAGATGACCGAATTGATTTACAATTTAACAATTTGGATTTAATGGATGACAAATACAAAATTACATTAATTAATAATAACGTAAAATACCAATTTTCAATATTTGATTTAATAAAGATTATTAATACAGCATTATCTTATCATTATAGATTTTTTCCTGAACCAACTACTATTAAAAATCCGTGGGATAATAGCATTTTTACTCATAATAATTTATATAATATATATATTTTTATTAAAAACGTAGATAATGTCCATATGCCAGTTTTATTCTTTCGCTTTTTTCAAAGTAATTTTTGTACAAAACATTTTTTAGATAATAACCAACTAATTATAAAAAAATTTATTATAAATAATTGTAAAAACTTACCAGATGATAAAAAAATATATTATATACGAACTATGTTAAAATCATACAATATACTTGTAGATAAATTATATCCTGACAAAAAACTAATTCATATATTCGACGATTATCTAAAAATGTATTTATCATCAAAATATTCATATGAAACGGATATTCGCATTAAAAATAGAATTAAATTACATAAACGGCTTAAATTATTTAAAAATAATCAACCTACATTCGGTAGAAAAATTATATATCACGATATTATTAAATTATATTATATAAGCGTTTTACATTACAATAGTGACGAGAAAATTATTTATTTTTGTAAAAATATCCCATCACCTGATTTAATTTTTATAGAATATAACTCATTTATTGTAGATTTTATACCAGGACATAATACAGAATATTCCGTATTCCCAATGTATCTAAAAACACATAAACCTATACCAAATAATAATAATAATATAGATCTTCATGCCCTATTTAATTTTATCAAACAATTTGATTTTAATAAACGTCAGTTGGATATTATTAAAACAAATGGATATGATACAATCGTAAAAAATAAATTAAATATTAATACAAGAGATGTAGAAAATACAAGAGGTATAAATTATAATTTATTTGAAAATAATAATCCATTACAACATATGGACATGGTTAGAATTCATAATAATAATAATAATAATAATAATTATTATAATAATAATTATACAGAAGAACCCGAATATACAGACGATGACGATGAGGATGATGATTACGAAGAAATAATGCATCATTTAATTGATCGGGAAACCATTGAATATAATATTAGTGATGATGATACAGAGTCAGATTAATATAGAGAGAAATCAATCAATTTACGTTTACAATAAAATAATCATTTTAATAGTAATTATTTTATAACTTTAACTTAATACAAGTTTATTACCACCTTTAACAATTGTCTTCTTGCTTATCATTGGTTTAACATCAGATTCTATTGTAAATGATTTTATAATATCGATTAATTCTACATTTGCATCCATAATATTATTTATTATCCGTTCATTTGAAATCGAAGTTAAACTTATTAGACCATCGTAATTTTTTAATAACATCTTATATTTTGATGGCTTTAATTTATACTTATCGATTGCAGGTACTCTAACAATATATGTAGAGGTGCTTACATTTAACGAGATATATTCTTTATCATTCTCTTTAAATTTTCTAGGTGCTAATAATGTAATTGGTATTTTATATCTGTCACATATTATCAGTATATCTATTATATTCAAATTATATTCTTCATTCATAATTAAATCCTCTATAGATAATTCATTATTTGACAGTAACTTATAATCATTTGATTTTCCATATATTTTTACAATATTTACAATTTCGTTCGAATGCGAATCAGCATATCTATTATATTCTTGTATCAATATATGTTTTAATACATAGACAGAAGCAATATCTGGCAGTAATATCGGGTAATTATTTACAATTGTTAATAATACATCAAAACTACATTTATAATTTTCATCAGAGTAGATTATTTCTTTAAAACCGCCTGAAAATTTTAACTTTAATTGTTTAAGGATTTTCGTTGTTTCGGTTGGACAATTACTATAGATCTTGAATTCTCTCTCGTTATTATTACTTGTTGTTGAATTTATTTGTTTAGATTTAGTTTGTAATTTAGAACCAGGATCATTTAATGCAATATATTCATTATCGTATTTTTGTGTGATATTAGGTTGAACATTGTCATAACTATTAAACGATACATATTTATTTTCAACGATTGGTATTAAATCGTCAAAATAATCATGGGTTAATAGTGATTGAAGTAAAATTATTTCATTATTATTCAAATCGTATTTGAGATTAGTAAAATTTAAAAACATTTTTGGTTCAAACATAAAATTTTTAATGCGATTGTATCGGATTAATTCATCAGATATTTTACTATAGTATAATTCCTCATTGTTTAAATCACTCATTAAATTCTTATCTGGTATTAGTAATATTTCTTGTTTCTCTAAGGCCTTCTCAATCACGGTTAAACCACTTGTGGATATATTCACAAATTTGACGTCGTCCTTCATTAAATTTTTTATTAATCGTATTAGTTTTTCTAATTGTAAATGATATATTATGTATTTTGAATTGGATATATTTTCTATTTCATCACGGATATTTTTATTATCAAATTTGCTCAATAACATTTTTAATTTATTTCTGAACGAATTAAACAAGTCTGTTTCTATTTTTATTTTTTTAATATATTCTAATCTATTTTTATCATATTTATTTGTATTTTGTGTCTCTTTATCTACTTTATAATAATTATCATCTGTAATTGTATGTGTTATTGTTATATCTGTATTTTGTTCAGGGTCTTTTAATTCTATAAATTGGTTTGTTTGTGTTAAAATTCCAATAATTAATTCATCTTCCATAATCTTCACATATGGAAGACATAATATTTCTTTACCTGTTTTTTTAGATATGTTTTGAAGAAATGTTATTGTTGCTTCAAATGGCATTAAATATTCAGATATATCATCCATCATTATCATTTCATATTCTGTTAATATACCAGATGGAAAACACGGTATAAATCCATCTACACCATCATTAGAAATGATTAAACCCACAACTTTATTGTCATAATTTATAACGGTTTTTACGACATCTATTTTATATTCAACTAGTATGTCTATTATGCTACTTAATGTCTTATTCTGTGTGAATTTTATCTTAGTAAAATTATATTTGTTTGCAGTATTTAAAATACTTGGTAATGGTTTACACATGGAACCATATATATCTTGAACTGTTTTACTTAGCGATTTGAGATTTGGTAATTTTTTGAATAATTCAGGCGTATACATCTTTATTGTTGTAAAACTAGTTATTGATGGATTCTTTGTCTCATCTGTTACAATATAAATCGGTTCAAAATATTCATATTTCTTTATTAATATAATAGTATTTTTATTAATATCAAATTTACTATTTGAGTAAAAATTACTGGGACAGATTATATTTACATTAGATGTTATATCATCCTGAGGCAGTTCTAATATTATTAGATTCACTCCTTCTGGAAATAATGACTTGTTTTTGTCACAAATTAAATCCCATAAATATTTATAATCAATAACTGATGAATCTTGTTGTAAGAATAATTTAAAATTATTATGAGAACTTATTATTTTTTTAAGTTGAATTATATTTGATTTATGTAATACCTCGTATATTTTCGATTCCTTCACTAATTCAATATCAATATCGTCTACGTTTTTTGATTGAAATTCTGATATTAAATTGCCATTTTGATATTTTATAAAATTATCTATAGTTAAAATATCTAATAGTTTATCTTGTATTAATGAATCTATGGATATTATCTTATCATTATTTATTTCTGAATATACATCAGCTATACATCCTAAAAACGATATATTTTTTGACGAATCTACTCCTTTTCTTAAATAGCAGGGTCTGTTCTTTATCAAATTCGTATTTGTAGAACTTATTTGGCACGTTTTATTATCAATCATTAAAAAACGTTGGATTTGTATTGGTAAATATCCAAAACGACCTTCTTGTAATGGAAATTTATCAGGACCCATTATATATTCATCTAATTCCTGTTTTGACGCCATTTTTGAAATAAGTTTTTTTTCTTTCTTATCATCTTGATTACATTCACTTCGTCTACTTTGTTGAGATTTACTATCCCACGTTTTAAAGCAACAAGGAACACATATTCCATCTGGATGAGAATCTTTTTTTAAGAATCCAGGATGATGTGCTATATATTTTCCATCTTTATCAATATGATCTTTTGAATCTGTAAATTCCCAAATATTTTTTCCGGGAGGAACCTTTTTCACAGGTTTTCCATCTATTTTTTGTGGAATTATTCCACCATATTTCCCACTTTCTGCTTCTTTCTTTGTTAAACTTACATTATTTTTTAGGTCCCAATATCTAGGACATATATACCAGAATTTTTTATCTGGGTTAGAACCATATTTTATTGCTTGGCTGTATGATCCAGGATGTTCCTTATCAATTTTTTCCTTTTCTTCATCTGTTAACACTACAGGTTGTCTTCTTTTATTCCAAGGACATAAACGAGAATATGCACTATATTTATCATCAGATTCCGTCAAAAATAATGTAGGGTCTTTCTCTCGCAATGATCTAAAAAAAGGATTGGGGTCGGCTATTCTCATTCCAGTAATATCATTTTCTATTTTTTCTTCTATTTGAATTGATAATTTTGGCCTTTTTGATTTTTTCGTAGTGGTCTTGGGCGATGATTCTTTGGGCGATGATTCTTTGGGTGATGATTCTTTGGGTGATGATTCTTTGGGTGATGATTCTTTGGGTGATGATTCTTTGGGTGATGATTCTTTGGGTGATGATTCTTTGGGCGATGATTCTTTAGCAGCAAGTTTAATTGCTTTCTTAACTTTCTTAGCTTCCTTAGCAGCAAGTTTAATTGCTTTCTTAGCTTCCTTCGCAGCAAGTTTATCTGCTTTCTTAGCTTCCGCAGCAGCAAGTTTATCTGCTTTCTTAGCTTCCTTAGTAGCAAGTTTATCTGCTTTCTTAGCTTTCTTGTTTGCGAGCTGTTCGGCCTGCTTAAGAATTTTCTTAGCTTCCTGTGGGGGATATTGTAGTAGTAGCATCGCATATATTTTGTCCTTCCTGTTTATATCACCAGCTTCTTTATCACCATCACTAGCTAATTCTATATCTTCTTCATCACTAGCTAATTCTATATCTTCTTCATCACTAGCTAATTCTATATCTTCTTCATCACTAGCTAATTCTATATCTTCTTCATCACTAGCTAATTCTATATCTTCTTCATCACTATCTAAGTCTATATCTACACCATCTTCTTCATCACTATCTAAGTCTATATCTTCTTCATCACTATCTAAGTCTATATCTACACCATCTTCTTCATCACTATCTAAGTCTATATCTACACCATCTTCACTCGAATTAATACCACCAACGAATTCATCACCAATATCAACATCTATACCTTCATCATATTCTTCCTCTGAATCATCATCAAACAAAAAATCCATTACATTTACAGATTTATCCATTTGTGGTATTTTTTCAACATCTTCGCCAAATTTCAAATCCTCAGCTACAAATGCGACAGGTATATTTTGTGTAATTGGTTTTTCAGAGTCCGCTATAATTTCATCTTTGTATGTCATATCGTCTATATGTTTAGTTTTACATAAAGAATCAATAGTAGAGAGATCTATGCTAATACTTTCTGGATCTTGTGTAATACGAATAATAGAATCTATATAAATAGGAATTACATTCATATAAAAAATACTGTTGATGTTTTCCATCTCTATCATAATATTTTGTTTATACTGATCTTGAGTTATTTTTGTTAAAAATCCAGGATTATTTTTAATTTTTAATTTAAGTCTATTTCCTAGATTTTGTATTACTTGTACATTGTTACTTAATTCAGCTAATTTTAATTGAGCATCAATTTCACTCATTTGGAAATTATCCATAATTGATTTTACAATATTTTCATCATCATTTCCTCTATTTAATAATTCAACCATAAATGCATCTATACTATCCATTTCATTAAAATTTGCTACTCTTTTATACCTCATAATGATTCCTTTTTTTAATTCTCCAATAACAACATTAAATACACTTGATACACATCCCAATAAATTATCAATATTAATATTTTTTTCAATTGATATATAGGCATTATATGTAATACCTATAATATCTACATTTTTATCATATAAATTAGAAAATAGGTTCATAGAATAACCACTTGTAATCAAGTAATTTCGAATTATTTCAATAAATGGATTGATTGACTCCTTTAAAATATTTTCAATTGATGGTATTGACTTTGTTTGCTTAAATTCAATAGATACATAAATGTTGGCACCTGAATCGAAACCAAGAATAATAGGAATTATAGTTCCGTCTTCGTCTACGTGTTCTATATAACAAGTAACACGTTTTGACATGGTTATGCTTTTAATCAGTTTCAATATTTTTGCTTTCGATAAATATGGAATTTTCTTTCCATTTTTGGAAGTTTTATCACAATACAATCTATAAATATTTTCTTTCTTGTTTGAAGGATTAAATTTAATGAACGGACATTTCTTAGTAGCATGGATCAATTTAAATACGGTGTCTAGTGGAATAGTGAATTCATAATTTTGAAACATCATAAATTCAAGTGTACGAATCCCTTGTTCAATATATTTTAATTCTTGTTTTCTGGTAGTATAAATATCGTGGAATAAATTAATATTATCAACGTGTTTATTAAATTTAGAATTTAATAATTGTTTATTGGATTCTATCAATTCCAATTGACTTTTATTTAAAGTGACTTTATCATAAATATCTTTTTCATTTAAGAATGGATAGTATATTTGTGTAGTTGTTTTTTCAGATATTCCATTATCTATAGCATTTTGTAATACATCTTGGGCTTTACATAAAAAAATAGAATTTTCAAAGATGAATCCATATGATAATAACAATTCTTTATTTGATGTAGTTATAATTGATTCCGCATGCGTTTGTAAAATGCGACTATAGTTAATAACTCTATATGGATTTATGGTATAACTATATAAATTATCAGATGTAATAATATACTGACCCAATGGAATATCTGTAATTTGTTTTTTAGATATTAAGTTTAAAGCAATTATATCATTAAAATCGTATGTTTCTTTAATTGGTAATTGTCTAATATCAAAATCCTTTATATTGGATAAAAACTGCATTAATATATCTTGCGTTATTGTCATTTTTCCTTTTTGAGTTAAACTTTCATAAATGGTCGTATTATTAAGTGCCTGAATATGTTTTGTATATAAATATATTTCATCAAATGAAATGCTGTTTGCATTTTCAATAATTATTTTCTTTTTAACAGTTTCAATTGAGTCATCTAAATAAATTCTCTGATTAGTAAATGCAACTTCTACTTTTTGTTCGGCTATAAATTTTAATTCAGATTCACTAAATATATCTTTAAATATTTCATTTTCTGGTTCATCTAAAAATAATGTATTAACAGTATCATCATATGAATCGCCAAAAAATACAGTTATTTTATCAACAAATCCAATACCTTTTTGTTGATATATTTTAATAACGTCGCTCATTTATATATAAAATCTAAATATTATTTTATATATATATTATGCTTAATAATAAAAAGGTATACTATAAATCATAATACGGATTATCAGTTATATCCATTCCACAATATCCTTCAGGATCTTTTTTATAGTCGACTGGTTTATAAATACCCATTTCAACTGCATTATCTAATAAATATTTGAAATTATTCCAAAATTCATCATTATGACCTACCGTAGCGCTCATTATATGAGATAATTCATGAATCGCTACAAATGTTAATGTATTTTGGTCGATTAGATTATCATTATCTCCCTTTTTTTTATTCAAACAAAATGCCATCTTTTCTCCCTTGTTTTCACTATATGCTGTATATTCACTTGTAGGTAATGTCTCTTTAATAGTAGTTGGATTGAAATTTTCAACCAAACGTTTTACATTATCACGTTCAGGATATTTTTTCCCCATATTTTCAACCAATTGTTGCATTTTATCAGTTGCATTAGCTAAAAGATTAGATGCCTTTACTATATTTCGTCGTTCTCTTACACAATATTTCTTACCATCTACACCAGATACAATACATCTTAAATTAAATACATCTGATTCGTAATATATTTTTAATCCAGCTAAAACAATAAATAACAGCAATATTAATCCAAACATATTCATTTTTAACTTCATCTTCTATAATAAATTATTATAATATAAATTACATTAATTTATTAATTTATTGTCCACCTTGTCCGATTTCAAGAGGAACTCTCATGGTGTCAGGAGAAATGGTAGTATTATTCCAAGGGCCAATATTTACTTGAGGATTGGCAGGTTCAGAACGAAGTTGTAAATTGGCATTTCTTAAAGAATTTCCTACTGTATCAATACCCATATGGTAACCAGAACGAAGAAGATTTACATTTTCTAAGTCTCCTGATCCAGAGGGATTAAGTTGAGCCCATTGACTATTTGTGTCCTTAGGTAAAAGTTCAGAAGGATCAGCAACAGGCTCTTTGGAGCATGAAGGAGGTAATCCTTGATTAGAAGTAGACATACCAGTAGCAGAAGCATATGTTTCATTCTGACCTAAAGGTTGAGATGGTTGAACACCTTGGGCAGGACCTTGTTGATTTACAGATTCACTGTACATTTCTTGGGTTCTTCTAGAGCTCATTTGTTCCGAATCAGAATTTTTTGATGTATTGTAAGAATTCATAAGGAACCATAGAAATAAGGCTCCAACAACAAAAAGTACAACGTGCTCAATTTTAAGCTTCTTGAGTGATTTCATAAAGTCAGTCATCTATATAAAATAAAGGATAAAATATTTTTATAGAATTAAAACAAATTCAATTATAATTCTTCTTTTAATATTTACTAAACTATCACAACTCTTCAACTAAATCATTTATCTCTTCCTTTAATTTATATGTATCATCCTTGTAAATTTCATCGTCAGATGAATCGTCGCTATGATCCATATCTTCTAAAAGGTAGCTATTCTTAATTTTTTTTGCTTCTAAATAATGAGCTATAGCTGCCTTTTTATGTTGATTTGCCTTCTCCTTTGTAATTTTATATATTTCATAATATACTTCGTTTGGTTTTTTTAACCTAATTGTTTTTTTAGTTAAATCATTAATTGTAATATTATTTGACACTTCTTCTAAATAATTTGATTCTTTGGTATGTGTAACATTTGACATACTATCAATATCAGAATTGTTGGCTATATCAGTTATTACATCAGTAAGTATATCGTTACCAACATCATCATCACTATTAACATAATCATTAACATCATCATTAACATCATCATTAACATCATCATTAACATCATCTAGTAATTCATTAATTATATTGTCATTTTCTAATTGATGTACTTCCAATTGAGTTTCTAGTTGCGATTCCTTTATGGCCTCTAATGAGTCAGGACGTGACGGTATATTCTCATTTAATTCTTCTTCAGAACTGATATTTTTGTTTATAGTATTATCAATTTCTGATTCATCAACTTCTTCTAAAGATTCTGTATGATTCTCAAGAGAACTATTAATTACCTGAGTGTCTTCTACTAAATCTTTTGGTTTTTCTATATTATTTTTTTTTATTAAGCAAGAATTGAAAATTGGCTTGTTATTTAACAACATAATTTGTTTCCCAACAACTTCCACTTGAAAACTTCTAGCTGAAAATTTAATCCCCTGAACCTCGAGTATAGGTATAATTTGGTCTGAATCACTAAGTTCTTGAATTGGAATCATTGTTTCAGTTTCATCATACATGGTGCAAAAATACTTTGAATTTATTGTTTTATTTTTAGGTATATTTACTCTAACTAAATGAAATTTACCGCCCTTAAATGCTCTAGTAATTGGATTAAAACTATTTTCAATATCACTTTTATCCATCTCATTTTGAAACCATAATTCTTTCTTTGAATAAATTAATTCTATTAACTTAGTCTCTAATGTTTCAAACCATTCTATAATTTCATCATCTTCGTTTGTAAATTTTAAATCTATATATGCCTTTTTATTTGTTTCATTTAATCCTTGTTTTGTTAAACATTTAAGAGTTTGGATATATAGCGGATTATTATTGCATCTTATTTTTGTAAAATAAGCACCCCCTTGTACGGCTACAGGTTGTGAAATAGTAATATTTGAGAAATCAAAATCTTTATTCGCAAAATGTATTTCTTGTTCCATTATACAAAAAATAAGATTTTTTATATTTAATTATAACACGCTAAATATTGATAATTATTTTAACATAATAATTTATGAAGAATCAAATAATAGAACAATGTCTAAATATATTAGCAAGAGATGACGTTAAACACGAAGTCAAAGAATTATTTAAACCGCTAGTTAGTTTGATAGTCCAAGAAATTTATCCATATATTTATTTGTCATTGATTTTTGTAATAATTAGTTTTTTACTAATTTTAGGCATTTTCTATTTACTTTTGCGTAATAATTTAAAAATATTCCAAATGAAATAATAATCTAAACACATAATATATTATGACTGGAAGTAATCTAAGATCTGTACATCCATATGTACACCAACAACAACATTCTTCATCTGTACCTGGTTCAGTATCTAATTCTTTGACCGGTGGTAAGAAAAGAAAGAATTACAGAAGACGTTCTAAAAAGGCTGGTTCTTCATGTGGATTAAAAGGTGGTATGGGTTTTACACATATCATCCGTGAAGCTTTAGTCCCTTTTGGACTTTACACTTTACAAAAAAGAACTCAACGTCGCCGAAACAAAAAATACATGGGAAAATCTAGAAAATTCAAAAACTCTAGAAAGTCTAGTAAGTCTAGAAAATCACGTCGTTAAATAGTCACTTCATATTTTTCATAAATATTTATAAATTTAAAAATATTTATTTAGTATATAATGTCTTCACCTAATACAGATTCTGTTGCTTCTTCTGGATGCTCGTATACCGATGGTGCTCAATATGTAGGATGTCAAGTCGCCGCTAAGGGTTGGCCTACTCCTATGTCTGGTGGAAAAAAATCTCGTTCTGCTAAGCGTTCTCGTTCTGTTAAGCGTTCTCGTTCTGCTAAGCGTTCTCGTTCTGCTAAGCGTTCTCGTTCTGCTAAACGCTCTAGACGCTCTAGAAAAGCTGGCGGATGCGGATGTCAAGCTGGTGGTAAAAGAGGCAAACGAGGTGGTATATTTGGTTTAGTTAAACAAGCCATTGTACCATTTGGTCTTTTAGCTGCTCAACAAAGATCCAGTGGAAGAGTTAAACGCGGAAAAAAATTTTCTTATAAAAAAAGACGTTAAACACTGAATTTATATATGTTTAAAAATATTTAGATATATAAATCCATCTTATATAATGGAAAGCTTTCAAGAAAACGTAAAACATTGGGTTCAATTAGATTCCCAACTCAAAACTTTAAATGAAAAAACTAAAGAACTCAGAAATCAGCGAAACGAATTATCTAACGGTATATTTGATTTTGTTGATGACAATAATCTCTCCTCATCTACTATTAAAATTTCTGACGGTAGACTTAAATTCGCTCAAAATAAGCAAACTGCTCCTTTAACTTTAGGTTTTTTAGAAACATGTTTGAGTGACATTATTAATGACGAAGAAAAAGTCACACAAATTATGGAATATATTAAACAAAAAAGAGATGTTAAGTATGTTCCAGATATTAAGCGGTTTTATAATAATTAATTTATGTTCGCAATATGTATATGAGTGACATGTTAGATTTAGATTTTGATAATGATTTTGTATTTATGAATAATAAAAATGGTGATTTAACTGGAGCTGGATTCACAATACATTCTGACTTATTAAAAGATACTCTATACGGTGGTTCATCACACGATACTCAAAGAGGGGGCGCGAGTATTTTATCTACATTGAAAGATCTAGCAGTCCCTGCCGGATTATTTTATACGCAAAAAAAAATACAAAAAAATCATTTAATTAAATATGAAAATAATCCTGAAATTATAGAAGAGTCTGTATACGATAGTTTATTATCATTACTCGATCCTAGTAGCCAACCAAAACATTCTATTAAAACTAGACGAAAGAGAGAAAATAAACGTAAAATGTCTAGAAAGAGAAAATAAATTATCTAACCCACTTAGAAGCACTTTATATTATTACAAATTGTAATTATATAAAATTATTTAAATTAAACTCCAAACATTTTTATTGAATGGCGAGACCAATATTTCTGGAATCTTTCGTCTCCAATAGTCTACTAACTTTTCTTCTTTAACATCCTTTAATGTTCTAGGATAAAGTGGTGTAGAATTCATAGCATCCTTTTCTTCTTGTGTAATCTTCGGTTTATAACCATAACAATTTACACCAAATCTAACATTAGCATTTGCTATATATCCACCATTTATACCGGCACGCCCACAATCATTTTCATGACCTTCTACATTTTGTAAATAGTTCCATGTATCCTTTTGTGTAGGAAATAATGCCAATTGTCTATCAGACCAACCATAACTACACCATTCAGCACCATTCTTATATGAATTCTCTACTTCACTGTATGTTGCTAAACGACCACCATATGCTTTACACATAGCACCAGCATCATCATATGTATATTTATTTCCAGGAACATGGAATACTTGTTCCTTTAACTTTATTTCAGGAACAGGTGCAATTTCATCAGGTCCACTATTTTGTTGTTGAACTGTTAAATCAATTGAAGGTGTATCTGTAAATATATTATCTAAACGAGCTGTTAAATTTATATTATAAAAATATTGTAATCCGTTTAATACTACTACCACAATCAATACACCACCCATTATTATTGTTAATAATTTTGTAGAACCATTGCCGCCAGTTTCACCAGCACCAATAGTTTCACCTTTTTTTCCTAAACTAGAAAATAATACAATAAACATTAATATTATCAATGCTAAGAACAATACGGATGACATACCTAAATTCGATCCCGAATTAGATGTATTATTATTGTTTCCATCTAACTGAACTGTTGGTATTCCTAATATAGAGTCATATGACAAATTCATTATATTATATATATTAATTCTTTATTTTTTTTCTATAGAAGAGACAATAACCTGATGTATTATTTAATCCATCAAAATTTATTTTTGAAACATTTGTATCATTAAATAAATACCAATCGCCACTTTTAACCTTTATCGTTGCTGTGTAGTGACCACCCAGTGTTCCACCACTATGATTACATACCCCATATAGTTCGTATTTGTACGATGTTTTATCATATCCAGATACATACTTACTTAAATCTAAATCATCTAACTCTAAATCAACTGGTCTCTGGATTTTCTTCCCGTCATATGTAAATCTTTTCAAATCTAATACCATTATCTTAGGTAAACTCCAGAACTTTATTTTTTTTGTTACTGTCTCTCGTTCCTTTGTCTTTTCATTTATCCATCCATTATCACCTTCTAACGTTTCATCGCTACAATATTTATCGAAACAATCTAATATACTACACGATGGTTTATCCATATTAATTGGAATATCTATAATAAAATATGGCTCTGGTTTTACACTCATAATCTTTTCCTTATTTTCGATTATTGATACGTGAATTCCATAAAATATATCTAAAAATTCTGAATACTCCTTACTATACATATTTTTCATCATTTCAAAACATTTTATTGCCATTTTATCTGTTTTATTTTTTACATTCCCATTTATTACCATATCCACTTCTCGCCTCATTCCATTATGAAATGTGTCGATTATAAACAATAAAAACTCTGGTAAATCATTTTGCGCATACCCTGTAAAAATATCACGATCTTTCTTCTTTGCTACATATTGTATTGCTTTTAAGAACCCACCTGGCGATATGATCCTATTTTCCTCCCACATTAATTTTCTTAATTTATCCCACTCCACTAATAACTTCGAATCTATTATATATTGTTTATCACGATACGCCGATAGTTTGTTTTTATAATTTCCTTGATCTTTGTCTAAAAAATCATTTAATTCATATGTATGACTTAATACTTGCATACACGAATTTATAAAACATGTATTTCCTAGATTTGCTAATCCTGTTAATCCTTTGACATTGCTCATACTAATAATTATATACAATGTAATGTAATTTTTAAACTAATATAATAAATATTTAAATAAAGTGCGAATATATTATATAATGGACGACAATGATCGCATTAATAACAATACACAAAACAGATTATTGGATATTTACACACTTTTATTAAATAATACATTACTTAACTATAGTCAAACAATGGATACTATCCAGCAAATAGAACAGGGAATTAGAGAACTTGTACATAATAGACCTACTATTAACGAATATGATAGACGTAGTAACGTACAAAATAATAATTTAGCAGACACTATAGACGAATCGTTATATAATATTTTATTTCCAAACAATACCCGTACACCAAGTAATCCTACTACATCAAACAATGATCATACACCAAATAATGATCATACATCAAATAATGATCGCAATAGTTTGTTTAACACGTACGGCAGATATAATAATGACGAATATAGTAGATCTAGACTTTATAATAGAACAAATAATGCCAGCAGGACCAATGCATCTACTCCTCGAACATCTACTCCTCGAACATCTACTCCTCGAACATCTACTCATCGAACATCTACTCATCGAACATCTACTCCTCGAACATCTACTCCTCGAACATCTACTCCTCGAACATCTACTCATCTAGCTGGATCAACATTTTCATTTCCATTGTTTAATAATATGAATACCGATAATCTAACACCAGTTATTGTAAGACCTACTCAACAAGAAATTAGAAATGCCACAGAAATTATAAGTTATTCAACTGAATTAGAAAATACTATTTGTCCTATTACTCAATCATCATTTGAAGAAAATCATAATATTAGACGTATTAAATATTGTGGTCACTGTTTCATGAATGATTCTTTAATGAGTTGGTTCTCACGAAGTACTATATGTCCTCTATGTAGGTATGATATACGAGAATATAATACATCAACTATCCACCAAACAAATGAAAATGCTAATGTACATGAATATGTAAATGATAATGATGATGTTAGATTCAATACCGATCCTACAACGGTTCCAGCTCCTACAACGGTTCCAGCTCCTACAACGGTTCCAGCTCCTACAACGGTTCCAGCTCCTACAACGGTTCCAGCTCCTACAACGGTTCCAGCTCCTACAACAGTTCCAGATTTAGAAAGATTTTTTGCCACATTTACTAACCAACTATCTGAAACATTCACAAATCAGTTAATGAATAGTGACGTCTCTTTCAACGAACTAGCTAATCATGATTTAAATTTGGAATACACCATACAAACCCCGCATAATATATTTACTCTTACATCAACACCAACATCATTGGAAGATATTTTTCGCGAAAACAATTCAACTAGAGAGGACGATGATACTGACGACACCTAGATATAAATTATAATTAAAAATATTTAATAGTTATAAAAAATAATATTTTTATAACCATTATTTTTATAACCATTATTTTTATAACCATTATTTTTATAACTATTAATCTCTAACTAAAGAATGAAGTAATGCTTTTCATATTATTTTTCTGATTCTCAGTTACGCGTAGATATTTATCAAACAATAATACCTTTACTTCTTTATTTCGCATATCCGATATTTTATTATTCAATTTTTCTGGATCGGTAATCGTCTGCCTTAATGTATCTACCTTCATTTGAAAATTTTTCTTTTTTCTTTTAAATGAATCAATATCCTCTAATACTAATGCAAACACTTGTTGAATTGGCTTCATAATTTGATTTGTAATGTAGAATGAATAATTTGGACGAATATTGTGTTTAATAATATACTCTGGATGCTCTATTTTATCACCTTGTAACGCATTCTTCTTTTTCGATTCAATATATACAAATGGTATTCTGTCGCCACTACTAGGCTTATTACCAGAATCTCGTTTACCCATTCTATCAGCCAATACTTTGTGAGCAATTTGCTTGGGATTCTTATAATTAGACCGCAACGATTTTGTAATAATTAATTTCTCCATTGGATATTTTTCCTCAATAATATCTTGAAGACAACTCTGTAGAAACTCTACTGCTTTTTGAATATCCTTCTCCTTCATTAGAATATCAATAATCCCACCATAAACATCCTTGACAATTGGAGCATTATCGCGACGCTTCAATACAATACCCATACTATTTCTTTTACATTTATTCGGGTCCTTTTCATATAACATACCAACATAACGCTTTTTCGATAGGAGACAGAATGGCATGAACGTCTTTTCATATTCCAAATCATGTGGTTTCTTTAAAAACTTCGTCGCTAATTCACCTGCTTCTTGCGCCAAGTCAATTGTAATTTCTAGCGCCTTTTTACCTCGAATATCTTCTCCATCTAGAGTCTTGAGATTGAATGTAAAGAATACTGAATCCGTATCACCATACACATATTCAGCGTTTGAATGAACCTTACCATAATTTTTCGTATCTACAATTAAATCACCATATGTTTCTTCAATTACACGTTTTCCATATGTTAATAATTTGCGACCGATTGCCGTACAAGATGCTGCAACATCCTTTTCATAAAATGTACTTGTTTTCGCACCACATTGACCATACAATGAATTCGCAGTTAATTTATAACTAAGTTGTCTTTTATCTAGAATATTTTTCATAAATTCGTCGGTTTGTTGAGGAATCATTTTTCTAGTTGCTTTTCTAGATGCAAGTAGTTCCTCTAGAATAGACGGCATAATACCACGACCTTCGGGAAATTGTGCGAATCTACACGTTTTCGTTCCACAATGAACCTTTTCTGATTTACCACTAGGCTTTTTAATCCATTTAAAACTATCATATGTCACATCTACATATTCATAATTAGGTAAATTATCGTATATGAAATTTCCACTTAAATCCTTTTCACCAGTTTCATTAATCTGATCGCCCTTCAAATTATATTCCCTTGTCCACACCTTACTATCGTGAGATAAGTTCTCACTAATCATAGATGACGGATATAGAGAACTATAATCTACACACGCGACAGGATTGTCTAGATATAAATCACATTTTGGATCCAATACAATGGCTCCTTCGTAACCCTCATCAAACATGGGTTTTTCCAAAACAGGCATTAATGTCTTCTTCTCACGACATTTCTTTGCAATATAACTTGTTAGTTTGATGCCTTGACCACGCATTACTAGGAAATTAATAGGAACACTACAAATCTTAGACATCTCGATATAACCCGTCATTACATCGATTTTATTCATCAAATGATGAACCAAGTTACAATCCTGAATACAATATTTCGCAATAATTGCACGCTCGTTTGGACCTTCATTTGTCATTCGGAAAATGTCTTGAGGAGTTACATCGTCCTTGGCTAGACCCCATTTGACTTGTTTGGTCATATCTGGACTCTCGACGCCCTCGATTTCAAAAGTCCCATCTACTTTATTCACATTGAATACCTTTGATTTTTGACCGTCTTTATAATAATCGCTAGAATGACTCGTTTCTTCAAAATTAATATAACTTCCATTTTCCAATCCAGTCAAATTCTTACTATATATTTTTGTCGATTTGTCACCAGGTTCTACTTTTTTAACACCATCACCAATGAAATATCCCGACACATGATCCAGCTTGTATGATGTCAAATTATAGTCTCTACGGAAATAATTATATAAATCCACTTGTAATCTACCATTCATTTTAATAAACCGCAACTCGTGCTCGCCACTCGCAATCACAATCTTGCTTTCTTCAATTTTGATGTTTCCAGTTTCCTTGTCTTTATCACCACAAATCTCGTCAATATTTCTAGATAATTTTAGAAATTCCTCTTCACAATTATTTTCACGCGAACGAATATGAATAAACTGGTAATCAAAACCAAATATGTTATATCCAATAATAATATCTGGATCTTCTTTCAATATTAGATTTCTCCACGCAAGTAAAAGCTCCCGTTCTGTTTTATATGATTCTATTTCACTATTTTCAATTTCTTTAACATCGCTACAAGTATCTAATACTACACAATTATTCAGATATGGTTTTTCTTCACCATATCGCAAAAAGGTTGATCCAATAAATGTCACTTTATCACCTTCCAATTCAGGAAATTCTACTGTCTTAAATATATCTGTAATTTTATCTACCTTGTCTTCGCGTTTAATAGTACTATCATTTATCATATCAATAATATTATCCCTGTTTACATTTGCCTTTCTACGACCTTTATTATCATCATAGTCACCATCGTCACCATCGTCCATATTATTCATTCGTTCAAACATATTTTCAATGGTATTTTCATCCCCATCGCTACTTTTTACAGTTTGAACATCAATTGTAAAGAATGTTGTCAATAATTTATTTATCATCGACATGGATGGTTTTGATTTTGGAAATACCTTATCAATATTAACCATATCGTCGAACCCAAACGCAGTTTTAATTACCTTGGTTACTTCACTTTTTGTAATATCATGATCAATGGCATCAGATTCCTCCATAATACTATTCGCTAATTTCTTGTAGGATTTCTTTGGAATGGGAAAATCACCGTGACTACTACTTGCTTCAATATCAAAACTACATATTTTATAAGGAACGATTGTTTCTTTATTATTCAGCGAAACGATAAATTTATTTTCAATCTCATATTCATATTTACAAGTAGTTTTCTTTGTCATAGTTTTAATTGCCTTCTTTAAAGGAATACTAATCCATCCAGAAGGACTGATTTCTTTAATATGAAAATATCTTAAAAGGGGTGGAATATTTGCTTCGTACAAATATGTATTCGTTTCATTAAAAGTATATCCATTATCCATAAGCCTTCTTCCATTATCACCATACTTATAGTATAAATTCTTCACTTTATTCATACACGATGTATTATTGAATTTCAATAGAATAAATCGATGTTCTTTACCTCCATCAAAACCATACAATTTTTTTCGCTTTATCAGTTTACATTCACATATGGAACTCTCATAATATTTGCCAATTTTACTCTTAATATGACTCAAGAATTCAATTTTCTTTTCCATTCCCCAACTATCATCTACTTTGATATAAAAGAATGGTTTGTAATCCCTGACGAACAATGAGAATGTCTCGCCAGTTTCATTAATTCCATACATTTGGATAGTAAACCGTTTCATATCACGACGAATGTCGTATTCGCCACTTTCACTTCCACTCGAAGTATCCTTTTCCGTGATCTCATCGTATATATTGAAATCTAACAAGCGAAATGATTGATCCATTACTGACATTTAATAATTATATGTAATATAATTTTGCGTTTAATTATTTATCAATTTTTAATTATAAGCATTAATAATATTTATTAAAAGGTATTTGTATTATATTACTATTTAAGATATAAATTATAAATAGTAATTGGTTTAACCGGGGCGAAGAGGGAATCGAACCCCCGACCTCTCGCCCCCAAAGCGAGAATCATACCACTAGACCATCCGCCCACCCCAATATTTATTGAAAGATTCTATTTAAATTGTTTATGTCAATAAATATATTCTATTTTCTTGTTTTACGACGTTTAGATTTACTATTTTTTTTACGCCTGGTTTTTCTTCCACCTCGCGCTAGTCTCCCCTGTGGATCGCCCCTATATTTTTTTTCAATATCTAAATGAGTTTGTTCCATTAAATCTCTTGTCGTCTTCATGTTATTTCTTACGTCATTTAATGTTACAGGTTCTTCATAATCATATGAATATAATATCGCTTTTAATGGATTTGTTTGTATATCATTAGATGATCTTAATTTTATAATAAATGAACGATCTTCTTCATCTGTACTAAATCTGGTATAATCACTAGAAGGTGTGTTTAATATTTCTTTAATTTTTTGATAGTATTCTAAAAACATATAGCTTTCTTTGGCAAGTTTTAAAAACTGCTTATATTTTGGTTGTCTATATTTTGGATCGAATTTTCTTACATTGGGAACCCATTTATTTCCAAATCCTTCACTTAATCTACAATCATCACTTGTTGATTGTACTATCGGACAAACATTCCATTTATCAATATAGCTTGATAATTTATTATCTACAGTGACTATTGAGCCTGTTACAGTTGGTCTTAATACTAAATCTGCTTTACGAATTGCAAACATTTCAGCATCGTCCCAGGTTATGGGTGTATTCTGTGGTGACTCCTCTACTAGTGCTGTTAAAAATGGCTTTAACCAATATTTACCTTCTACAAAACTAAAGTCTTCTGAAAATCTAGACGATCTTGCCTTACGCTCAGATTCAACACCTCGCATACCCCCTTTTTTATATGTTCGATTTTTTTTTTTAGATTTTTTAGATTTTTTAGATTTTTTAGAACCACCATTCATCTTGCGTTGTAAATATCCACCTTGTAATAAAAATTCTATCATATTATCCTTAGTTTTAGGACCATTATACTCCTTTATTTTTTTGCCATTTTCTAATATTACAATATGCGGAACATAATCTACGTCGTTATACGTATGTGTATTTTCTAAACCTGTCATACCGTCAGGATCAATCTCAGCCAATATCAAGTCTGTATTATATTTTTGGTCTATATCCTTACACATGTCAATCCATTCATCTTTCATACCTATACACGCAGGACAAGAAGGGCTAAAATATTTTGCAAATGTAATATTATTATCTACCTGTTTATCAAATTTCTTCGCATTTGTTCCATTTACGTATAAAATTTTCATATATAATTTTACCACATTATAATTTTAACGAAGATAGATATTTGAAAATTTATTTATCCTAATTTAATATATATATGTTAAAACTTATTTTCATTATTATTGTTTTTATATTAGGTTTATATTTCTCAATTAGTTATACATCTGAACAGGTTATTGAAGGATTTGATAATAGCCAAAGCTCTTGTCCCAATATTTTAATTCAAAAAGGCACTGAAATATATTTACATAATTCTAAAATGGCTAAAATACCAGGCATTAATCCAGTAAAGTTTAATAATTTAGAAGAATACACTGAGTTTGTTGATTGGCAAAGAAGTCAAAATATCAAGTGTCCTGTATTATTTTTACAACATTCTTATGACGCACAAGGAAAAGCTGTTTATAAATTTAGACCCAGTCCAACTGATACACAAGGCGGTTTACCTCCCGTATTAACATATGGATCAGATGATCAAGCATTACCTTTATCTCTTCAAACTCCCCCTCAAACTAAATTAATCGATGCAAGTCGTGATGATGATCCATACAATCAAAAATCATACCCTGGTTTTGATCCATCAAATTTATACGAAGGTGAGTACACTCCTTTAGACAAAATGTTTCACGAACAAGAAGGCAATGGTAAAAGCACAAATCCAATGGATGTTAATTGGGGAGGCAGTGCTTATACCGAAGGAGCTATTGATGCGGGTTACTATAATGGCGACGAAGTTGATATCAAACTCTCTTAAATAATTAAATTGACAAATATTCAATATAATTATTTATTTTAATCCGTCAAGGTATCTCATATTATCCTTTAAAGTTTCCCTGAATTTATTTAAAATATTTAATCTGTCTATAACAGTTCCTAACTTACCATCATTTGGATCTTTCTTTATCATTTCTGCTAAAACGGGCAATGATTGTAAAGAAACAGAGCTTATTCTATCTTCCATTGCTACAATTAAATTCTCCCAATGTGATCTATATTTCAATAGATTCATCGTTTCAATTGTTTTATTTGTTTCATCTACAATATCCTTTACATTCTGCTCTATTCTTTTTACACGAGGATCACTGGAGTCGTCTGTTTCTCCTGTGGTTTCGCCAGTATCTTTGAACATTCCCATAAATCCTTCTATATTGTTTTCTCTTTTTTGAATTAAGGTCTTACATATTAAATAAACCAATACTAATATCATTACATATCCTATATATGTGTATAAATCTTCGGTATTCATTATATTATATACTAAGCTAATAGAAATTTTTTCACATTTTCAATACAACTTTTACTAATCTTTCTTTCTTGTCCATTAGCGGATACTAATTTAACATCATCTAAATATTTATCATTATTTTCTAGCTCGGATATTAAAGATTTTATTCTAATACATTTTTTCATAATAGCAATAGCACTCTTATTACTGACACTTGGAATAGTACTTAACATTATTTCTCCGATATTTTCTTCTGTAATATTATTCTTCTTTTGCTTTTTTATTACTTCACAATAATTTACTTCCTTTTCCACTCGATTTTCATCATAAAAACTTACCTTTTTCGGCTCTTTTCCCAATTTATCGGCATAATTAATAATTAATTCGCATGTTTCATTTACATTTTTTGTTCTTATTACTGAAAAGCCTTTAAAGTAATTTAATGTAATTAATGCTGAATATAGTGTTTTTTTGACCATTCTTCCCTTTTGGGCATTATATCTCTCTAAATCGCCTTCTATGATATAAATAACATTATGGTTATGACAATCATAGTTGTTTAAACGATACGATTGTTCCGAATATCGCCCGTCCTTTATACTCGATGCTAAATCATAGAGAGATTTTCTCTCGAAAATAAGTTTTTCCTTCTCGTCATCGTCATATAGAATAATATCACCTAATGCTAAGTTCTCTAATTTAATAGTGTGACTATGTTCTCTAAACAATAAATTCATTGTTGTTAATAAGTCTGTTTCACGATTATCTATTTTTATAAACATGATTAATTATACTACATTAATTATGTTTAATTGATTATTTTTATATTTATTTAAAGCATTGGTCCGCCAGCACCAGGATAACCTTTGCCATAATTTTGTCTAAATTTAAATAAGAAGTTAGGTCTTTGTGCGGGAGCAGAAGGTTGATTAGATTGTGATGTAGAATTGGCTCTCATAAAACCAGTAGCTGATGGGGCAGCACCTCCCTTTTTAGGTCCACCAAAATAGCTAGTTCTAACTTTTTCACCAGTTGTTGTCATTACATATACGGAAGGCATAATTCCATTTGTACCACTAGCACCGCCAAATTCGGTTCTTCTTGCGACGGCTGAACGTCCGCGATGACTTTTATATCCATTTCGTTGAGGCATAATATATTATACAATTAGATAATATATTATATGTATTTGTTATTTAACGGATCATAAGCATTCTTTTGCCAACACCACCAGATGAGAGAGGATTGACTGAAAGTAAATTATTTACTTTCATGTAATATTGTTGTTGCTCAGGAGTCTTTCCGTTTAATTGAGGGAGACCTCTTCCACCCTTAATTTGTTGATGTCTGTATACGGCAGGATCACTTAACCCAACACGAGGGGCTAAACCACCCATGATTCCAAAAATTTTAGTGTTGTTCGCAATAGAAGGAGTACTTCTAGCTTTTTTGCTACCTTGCATATATCCGACTGGCATTATATAATCAGCAAATATTTTTTTTTTAACTTATTGTATACTTTCTAAATATACATAAATGTTAATCCTATAATTAGTCTATAATGACAGAATTTAAAATATCGAATGATGATGATATTGTAAAATCAGACGAAGGACTAGTTTTTAATCCATATAACTCAAACAATATTGAGATTACATTGAACCAAGTTCAATCTATTCTAACGAGGTATGGTATTTCTGCAAAAATATCTAATATGAATCTTTATAAACGAGCATTTATTCATAAATCTTATACTAAACGACCTAATCTTTATAATCTTCAAGAAAAAATCACTATTACAGAACAGCCCATAGACTGTCTTCCGTTACACACAAAATCGAATGAGCGACTTGAGTATTTAGGTGATGGTGTTTTGGAACTAATTACAAAATATTATCTATATAGACGTTTCCCTAAAGAAAACGAAGGATATATGACAGAGAAAAAAATTGCACTAGTTAAGAATGAAGCCATTGGAAAACTCGCATTAGAAATGGGTTTACAAAAATTTTATATTATTTCAAAACATGCCGAGGAAAAGAAAACAAGAACAAATTTAAAAAAACTAGGATGTTTATTTGAATCATTTATTGGTGCTTTGTTTTTAGATTTTAATAAGATTGAAGTGACTGACGATGAAGGGTGGTTTAAAAATGTCTTTGTAACAGGTCCTGGATTTCAAATGGCGCAAATTTTTGTAGAGGGTGTGTTTGAAAAGCATGTGGATTGGGTAAAACTAATTCAAGATGATGATAATTATAAAAATATTTTACAAGTAAAGATTCAAAAAGAGTTCAAGGACACTCCACATTATATTGAAATTAATCACAGTGATGACATCGGGTATGAAATGGGTGTTTATCTGTGTTTAGGACAAAAAATTCACCAAGTTTCTAAAGAAAGTGCAATTAATTACTCACATATTGGTTCTTTCAAAAAGATCCAAGATATTATGGAAGAAAAGCAAAAAATATTTGTATTTCTTGGTAAAGGTACTCATAAAATTAAAAGAAAGGCAGAACAAATGGCTTGTGAACAAACATTGAAAATGTTAGAATAATAAGTATATTATTCTTTTTTTATGTATTTATTTAATATAGATGTCTATGAGTGTTTTAGAAAAATTAAGAGTTAAACCAAATCCAAAGAAGATAGAACAAATCATGGTTAAAATTGCTCAACCTATACAAGACGAACCTGTTGATATTCAAACCAAAATAGTTGATAAAACAAAGGATAATTTAATTGATCGAGATGTATTTATTACAAAACTTAATACATATGTTTCTTTGAAGATTCCTAAAGAAAGAGCACCAACACCTATTACTGTACCTGCTAAGAAGGCAAAGAAAATTTCAAAGAAAATAAAGCTGGTTTCTGATGGGACAAAATTGGCTAAAGAATCAATTGGGTCAAAAGAACCTGTAAAACGAAAAACAACAAAACCCGATATGACTGTTATTAGTGATGATATTGACATGGACCAATTATTAGGTGATGCTAAATTAGTTACTAGATTACCCACTAAAGATAAAAAAGTATTATATAGAGCAAATTCTTACTACATGAACAATCGGGAAGTATTTGTTAACTTTATTAACAAGCTTTTTAAACCATTCAAAGAAGATTTTGAATCATTACAATCAACTATATCATGTGATAGACCAAAGGATGCTGCCTTTTCATTATTGACACATCAAAAGGTAGTTAGAGATTATTTAAATTTATACACACCTTATCGAGGATTATTATTATATCACGGGTTAGGTAGTGGTAAAACGTGTAGTTCCATTGCTATTGCTGAGGGTATGAAAACGGATAAACAAATTATTGTAATGACACCTGCTTCACTTAGAATGAATTATTTACAAGAGTTGAAATCTTGTGGTGATTTAATATACAAGACAAATCAATACTGGGAATTTATTTCTACTGGGGATAAAAAGAATCCCAATGACGGTATTATCAATACTTTATCTAGTGTTTTAAGTTTATCAAAAGATTATATTCAAAAACATGGAGGTGCTTGGTTAGTTAATGTTAAGAAATCATCCAATTTTGGAGAATTATCAGCAGATCAAAAAAAAAGTCTGGACTTACAAATTAACGAAATGATTACAAACAAATACAGATTTATTAACTATAATGGGCTTAGAAATAGCCATTTAAAAGATTTGACGAGAGATTATACTATAAATCCTTTTGATAATAAAGTAGTTATTGTTGACGAAGCACATAATCTCATCAGCCGAATTGTAAACAAGATTAAACGTCCTGAATCTCTTTCTATGAGAATGTATGAATATTTAATGAGTGCAGAAAATTGTAAAATCGTACTGCTTACAGGCACACCTATTATAAATTATCCAAATGAAATTTCTATTTTATTCAATATTTTACGTGGATATATTAAGACATGGTCTTTCCCAGTAAATATTAAATCTGCTAAAAAAATTAACAAGGATGAAATGATTAATATATTCAAGGATTTTCAAATATTGGATTTTATGGATTATAAACCTTCTTCTAAAATACTTACTGTCACTAGAAATCCTTTTGGATTTATTAACATCAATAAAGATGGTACATATAAAGGTGTTACAAATTTCAAGGTTAAAAGTAAGGGTAATTTATCTGATGACGATTTTGTGAGACTTATTTCTGCTATTCTAAAACAAAATAATATTGAAGTTAGTGTTTCTAGTATTCAAGTAGAAAATTTCAAGGCCTTACCTGATAATATTGACTCTTTTCAAAATTTTTTCATTGACTCTACAACAAAACAAATCAAAAATGATGGACTATTCAAACGACGTATTCTCGGCTTAACTTCATATTTCAAAAGTGCTCAAGAACAACTAATGCCTGAATACAATAAGGATACAGACTTTAAAGTAATTAAACTTCCGATGAGTGATTATCAATTTGGTATATACGAACAAGCCAGAATAGAAGAGAGAAAACTTGAAAAATCGAATAAAAAACCCAAAAAACCTGGTGTAGACGGTGATCTTTTTAAAGATTCTGTATCAACATACCGTATTTTTTCCAGAGCATTTTGTAATTTTGTATTTCCAAGTGAAAATCCTAGACCATTCCCTAATTCAGATAAGGGATTGAATGGTATAACTGAATCTATGGATGAAGATATATTAGATGCTGTTGCCGTGAAAGATAAGATTAATAATCCAGATGGTTTATATGGTGCGGATGATATTGAACTATTAGAATCTGAAGCTAAGAATGACCAAGATGAAACATATGATCAACGAATCAATGATAGTCTGACATTTTTAAAAGATAATTCTGCTAAATTTTTATCACCTAAAGGGCTTGAAACATTAAGTCCTAAATTTTTAGCTACATTAGAAAATATACAAGATCCTGAATTTAAAGGACTTCATCTTATTTATACACAATTCAGAACCATTGAAGGTGTCGGTATTTTAAAACTTATACTTGAAGCAAATGGATTCACTCAATTTAAAATAAAAAAGAATGATGCTGGTTTATGGGCATTAAATATACCCGAGTCAGACCAGGGTAAACCTACATTCGCACTATATACAGGTACTGAAGATGCTGAAGAAAAGGAAATTATTCGTAATATTTATAACGGTGACTGGGATCAGATTCCTGATTCAATTAAAACGGATTTATTGTCCATTTCTACAAATAATCTATATGGCGAAATTATAAAGGTGCTAATGATTACTGCTTCGGGTGCTGAGGGTATTTCGTTGAAAAATACCAGATATGTTCATATTATGGAGCCATATTGGCATCCTGTTAGAATTGAACAAGTTATTGGTAGAGCTAGAAGAATTTGTAGTCATCAAAACTTGCCAACCGAACTTAGAACTGTCAATGTATTTTTATATTTGATGGAATTTACAGAGAGTCAATTAGAAGGTGAAAATGCCCGTGAACTAAAACTAAAGGATGTAAGTAAATTAAACGACGCCATACCTGTTTCTAGTGATGAAGCATTATATGAAATATCTACTATTAAAGAAGAAATCTCTAAACAAATATTGACTGCGGTGAAGGAATCGTCTATGGATTGTGCTGTATATAATAAGCCTGGTCAAAAAGACTCTGTTAAATGCTTTACTTTTGGAAAAGCAAGTCCTAGCTCATACTCATTCAAACCGTCTATTTCCAATGAAGAATCAGATACAGTTACACAAGTAAACAAGGAAAAAATTTCTTGGAAAGCAGAAGAAATCAAAATACCTATTAATGGTGTTAAAAAATCATTCGCACTGTATAAGGCAAGACTTGAGGTTTATGATTTGGAAAGTTATAATGAGGCAGTTAAATATGGAACAGACCCTATATTAATCGGTAGACTAATAAAAAAACCTGATGGAAAGGTTAAATTTGTTCAAGTTTAAATAATTTATAAAATAATATTTTTATAAATTATTACTGTTGATTATTCTGGTTTTTCTGTTTTTTTCAAAAAATCTATTAATAATAATTTCCAATATATGGGATTAGGTGAATTACGTCTATTATGATCACCAATATTCATTTCTCTTACTCGTCGCCTATTAGAATTTTTCTGTTCTTGATCTTGTCTCTTTTCTGAATCTTGTCTCTTTTCTTCATCATCCATTTTTATAGATTCAATACTTCCAATACTTCCAATACTTCCAATACTTCCAATACTTCCAATACTTCCAATACTTCCAATACTCCATGATCTGGAATCCTTACTGTTACATCTATCTTTATTATCAAAACTATTCTTCCGATTAGACATTAATATTGTTATTATAATACTATATTTTATTTAATAATATATTTAAACGTTTTTTTACTTCAATATTTTCTGCTATTAATGAGTCTTGTTTTCTTATTAAATGTTCTATTTCTTCCTTTATCGAAAAACTACTCTGATCTATATCTATATCTATATCTATTGTTGGTTTCCTTTTTATTTTCTTAAATAACTCTTGTATATTTGGCGTTGGTTTTAATGATACATCTGTATTTATATTATCTTCAGTTATTTCCTCAGATATATTTGTTTTAAATGACACTCGCTTATCTTCCTCATCTATATTTTTTATTATTGTATTAGAATTATTATTACTTAACCATTTCTCCCCTTCTTCAGTCAATGTTGGAACATCTAATTCTCTCTCTCTCGTTGCCATACGCTCTGCAATTAATCTATCCATATCATTTCCTATTGGTTTATCATCATCGTCAGTAGAATCCGCAAAATTTATTGAAGATGGTTTTTTTGGATTAATTAATGTATTCAATTCGGTTTGCTGCTCTTCAAGTTTTGCATTAAATTGTTGATTTCTTTCCTCTTTTAAATCTTCTGATTTATATACAACCTGAATCTTGGATTTTGACATTGTACTGCTTTCTGTGTTCTTTTCAATATTCATTTTACTCATTAAATCTTCTACGGTCATTTTATTTTTTTCCATTAAATTTTTATCTCCGCGTCTATTAATTTCATACATTGTATTATCAAATATTGATTTTATTTTTTGAAATTTCTCACTAGGTATACCGGTGAACACGTTACTTTCTTGTAATAATCCCCATAACATTTCCTTATTCTTATCACTTAAATAGTCCATTATATAAGTGATAATGATTAATATTTAAATTACATTGAAATATTTGTTTCTTAACTTAAATACTTCAGTATCGTCAATTTTATTATCTAAAAAATATGTTAAATCCTTATCTTTTAACATTTCAACTATAAAATATAAGCTATACATTCCACATTCTGATTGAGTTTGTTGATGTTCTATTTTATTCTTATATATTGTAAAATCCACCCCTAACTGTTTGCCTTGATTTTTTATTTCATTCATTAGTTTTTGTACTTGTTTCGGTGGTGCATTTCCATTACTATCAAAATACACAATTATCTTCCTTTTTATATTTATAAATAATGAAATCCAATGCTCGCCTGACTTGTGATGAGGATCAGTATTTAATATAATTCCTATTTTATTTATATTGCGTTTTATTTGATCGCTTATATTTAAATTACACAATTCTTCCCATACACATTCTCCATATAACTTATGATGGTCATAATCTATTGGCGATGGTCCTAAAAACTCAAAACATTTGTAATATTGTTCATATTGCTTCATTACTGATTCTATATCCAAACTGCTTAACCATTCGTTAGGATTCTTTTTCCAGTCTTTGGGTGCATTTGGTGCAAATGTATAATTTACTAATTCATTATCTAATTTCCCTTCCATGAATTTACTTCGTAACCAACACGATTCCCGCTTACAACTACTAGCCATATTCGTTTTTAAACTTTCCCATATTTCGGTTGGATTAACAGACTTTATTTTATCACGAGGATGTCTAATATTCCAATATTGTCTCATTTTTAATAATGATTTGTCACTATAACACGTATAAGATTTATTTTTATTGTCTGGATTAGGACTACAATTTAATTGGCTTGTTGTTTTTTTCCCTATTTTATTTACATTTTTTGTTCTTCGCTTGCGCGCCTTATTTTTCTTTTGTGTCTTCATAATTATTAGTGATATTTTTCTTTTTTTTTAATATACCCTTGGTTTTATATTCAGGCTTTTTTATATTTATTTCTGGCTTTTTGGGCATCACCATAGGCTTTGTAACAACCTTTTTCCTTTTTACAAATGTATCTAAATTTAATGTTTTTACATCTTCTGGTTTACACATTAAATAATCGCAAGCATCATATGTAGTATCTAATATATCACCGTTTTCAACTAGAACCTCCTGTTGAATTATATTGTCATATTGTTCTTGATATATTTCCTTCTTGTCTGTAAATTTTAAATAATTAATACAGGATATTACATAATTATCAAACGAACACTTTACATGATTGTCTTCGATTTCATTTCTAAATGCCTTTCTAGTTAAATCTAATATTCTCTTTTTATAGAATTTTTTATCGCTTAAATATGTTTTATCCATAGACATATTGTTCTTTTTCATTAATAGATCATATTGCCCTTTATTTGAAAAATACTGTAATGATATATTATCTAGTTCACTCATTGATATGTCCATTTACATATATCAATGAATATTTATTAGTAATTAGCACGAATCACTATTTTTAATATCATATCTTGTATGATTGTTAAATAAATTAGTTCCAATATTTAATGTGTTTGGATTAAATGGTGCAAATTCTGGTTTATTGAATAACAATGGATGTGTTTGTTCCATTGGTTTAAAATCTACTTTGGTTTTATATAAATCACTATCAGAAGATGGTACAAATTCAGATTGCTCACACTTTTGTAATGCAAAAAATTGATTTCTTAACGTTGATTCCACATTTACATTGTTTGAAAATCCAGTCCAAGGAGCTTGAGCATTTCCAGGATTGAATGTATTTGTCGTTGAATATGGTGCGTATGTATTTAATGGTGTTTTAGGTTCTTTATATTGGTCTAATATTGGCATATATCCATACTTTGTATTTACGGGTCTTATACTATATTGAGGTTGTAGACTAGTTGAAGGAATATTTCTTTTTGAAATTCTATTATTTAATTCTTCGTCTCTTTCTTCATTACATCTAAAATAACCATTTACTACTCCATGCATTTTATTTATTGTATTCGGATTCATTAATATATAATTATGATATAATATTTTTGATAAATTACCTAAAGCTATATCTACCTTCCATATTATCATGTGTGGAATTTTTGCTCTCATAAAGAATATTGATTCATGTATTGATTTTATTCGTGATAAACCAATTCTCCATAACAGTTTTATTAAAGGACAAAATAGAGGTCCTGAACATTCAATATTGACTACCATTAATGAACAAATCATTTTTGGTTTTCATCGATTAGCAATTAATGGACTTGACAGCTTTTCGAACCAACCAATCATTTCTGATGGGGTATATCTAATATGTAATGGGGAAATTTATAACTACAAGGAAATTTATTCTCAGCTTGAAATTACACCTAACACCAATTCTGATTGTGAAGCCATTTTACATATGTACTTAAGATACGGTATTGAATACACGTTACAAAATCTAGATGGTGTTTTCTCATTTGTATTGTATGATTCCAATAATAAAAAGGGATATATCGCAAGAGACCCATACGGTGTTAGACCATTATATTATGGTATATATGACGGTTATTTGGTATGTGCGTCACTTCTAAAACAAATTAACGAATTGACACCAGAATGTTATAATTTTAATGCAGGATCATACATGTCATTTGATTTACACCACGATGGTGTAGTCCATTTCGATAAATCACTTCATAAATATAATTCGTTTATTTACAATCATACGATTAATTCGAACCATATATCATTATCATCTGAAGTTAATATGAATGGTTACTACTCGCAAATTTATAATGACTTATTAAATGCAGTGAAAAAACGAGTTATTACTATGGATACAAATCTAGCGTGTCTTTTATCAGGTGGTTTAGATAGTAGTTTAATCACATCACTTGTTGCTAAATTTATTCCAACGGGACAACTACAAACATATAGTATTGGAATGATTGGTGGATCTGATCTTAAATACGCCAAGGAAGTATCCAATCATATTCATTCAAATCATACTGAAATTATATTGACTGAACAAGAATTCTTTTCTACTATTCCCGAAGTAATTTATAATATTGAAAGTTATGATACAACCACTGTTAGAGCTAGTGTCGGTAATTATCTTGTTGCTAAATATATTTCGAAACACAGTGATGCCAAAGTGATTTTTAATGGTGATGGTTCTGACGAAGTGTCTGGTGGTTATTTATATTTCCACAACTGTCCATCTAATATTGAATTCGATCACGAATGTAAACGTTTGTTAAACGATATTCAACATTTTGACGTATTGAGAAGTGACAGAACTATTGCTTGTCACGGTCTTGAAGCTAGAACACCTTTTTTGGATAGATCATTCGTATCAAATTATTTACAAATTCCATCACACGTTCGTAATCATAATAATTTTAATGCTATAGAAAAATATCTCATTCGCGGCGCAGTTCATCATATGGATCCAACATTGTTGCCGCAAAATATTTTATGGAGAAAGAAGGAAGCATTCAGCGATGGTGTAAGTTCCACTGAACGATCATGGTATGAAATTATTCAAGACAATCTTAATAGTAAATATTCTGACGAAGAATTCAAAGAAATATCTTCCAAGTATTCGATCAATACTCCCACTACTAAGGAACAGTTGTATTATAGAGAAGTTTTCAACTCACATTATCCAGAAACGGATAAAATTGTTCCCTATTTTTGGATGCCCAAGTATTGTAATGCTACTGATTGTAGTGCTAGGTCATTAAGTCTGTATAATATTGACAATCCAAATAATAATAGCTTGCTATAATATATATGACAGACATTAAATACCATCAGGTGTTTTTTAATGTTGCTTTATACACATCCTATATACTTTACATAATTGCCTTTTTTCAAATTGATTATTATAATCCAAGATATTTAGATATGTTGGAAAATGTTATGAAATATTATGTTATTGGATTTTTACTTATCCGATTTAATCCATTTATAAAATCTTCGTTTACTGAATTTGATAGAAAAGTTGTATTCTCATCTGCAATCTTCTTATTAGCTACTACTACTATCAGCCAGTACGGACGTAGTATAGCTACTGCCAACATTATTAATAAATTTTAAATTTTATGATCGCTTTTTCTTTAATGTTTTTTTGTTGTTCTTTTTCTTACGACTTAATGTCTTGTTATTATTTTCATAGAAAAACCTTTTTAAATGTTGAAACATTTTTTTACCTACAATAGAATCTATATCTTGTTCTTCTTTGGTTTTTTCATTCACTTTATAATGATATTTTTTAAATTCATTTTCAATGATAGTAATAAATTCTGTTTTGTTTTTTATATTTTTAGCCAACGATGAATTTAAAAAACGAAGCATTAAATTATGAATAGTTAATTTATGATGATATGGTTTAACATTTATATAGTATACATGTTCGTCATTCATACCATTATGATATAAATCGTCTATAAAACATATTTCAACCTCTTCTGGTAATTTTGTACATCTAAATAGATCGTCTACGGTTTTATCATAACTAGTTCTACCTAATTCTACTTTTTCACCTCTTATCTTAAATGCTGCTATTATTTGGTCAAATATTTTATATTCGGTTTTATAATCAAAATATTCTGATATACTTTTTGCCCATGATTTAGGCCCTTGATTATTTGTATATATCATCACTTTATAGCATTTTTTTTCTTTCTTTTTTTCTTTTAGGTAATTTAGAATGTTTAAAATTTTAGGGCGTAAAAATTCTGGATATAAATCTAATAGCTTATTAAAATTTATACTACTATATGTTTGTTTTTTAAAATATCTATCTAAACAATCACAAAATATTCCAAATTCTGTAAAATATCCTAATGTTTCATCTAAATCAAATACAACAATCTTTGTTGCATTATCAATTTTAGTCATATACAATATATTTGTATTAAAAATCTAACCAATAAATATACTTTGAACATGAATTTAAATTCTAATGATTATAAGAAAATTATTAAATATTATAAAATTCAACCAAATAAAAATATATCAGATAAACAATTAGCTGAAGACTTATTGTCCAGCAAATTATGTAAATGTATTAAAAAAGTTACTAATACAAATATAAATGAAAAGGGTGCAATTGCTATTTGTAGAAAAACTATTTTTAAAAATAGAAACATTGATTTTTATAACTTTAAATGTAAAAAATCCTCAAAATTTGTTTCAAAAAAAGGTACGACTAAAAAACTAAGAAAATATAATAAAAAAATTAAATTTAATAAAACGCGGACACGGGCTATGAAATCTAAACCACCCGCGCGAAAACAAATACAATAA